GGGGGTTCGGACTTTTGCTCTTCCGATCTGCTGTCTTGTTTTGCGTTTACGGAAATTTTAGGAGAAACACATGAGCCAGAAAAAGCGTAGCGACAAGAATAGCGTCACAGCGGCGTTGGGAGGCTTTAAGGGGGCTATGGAAGGCGTCCCTGTGCCGCAGGGTATCGAGTTGCGCAATGAGGCTGAGATGGTAATATGGGACCAGTTCACGCGCGCACGCGCGAGGGAGGACTGGCGGGACATGGATTTGCTTCTCTTGGCCAAGGTGGTCAAGATGGAGGCGGACATCCGCCAGTATCAGGATCAGGTTGAAAAGCAGGGTGCTATTGTTGAGAACCAGCGCGGCACGCAAATTCCAAATCCGTTTCTGTCCATCATCGACACAGTTGAGCGCAGGCAGCTTGCTGTCATCCGCTCGATGTCACTGAACCAGCAAGCGAGCGACCCGCGCACGCTTAACGGCAGCGCGAAGAATGTTAAGTCTGCAAAGGCGGCTATGGATGACGCTTCGGAGGGCGGCTTGATCGCTTTGCCTAACTGATGATTAACTTGATGCGAGGCGACTGCTTGGAGCGGATGAGCGAAATAGCTGGCGGCTCGGTTGATCTAATCGTGACCAGCCCTCCATACGACAACCTTCGCACCTACAACGGCAACAACGAGCAGTGGGGAGAGCATGTCTGGCGCAAAGTCATACAGAGCCTGCACCGCGTCACGGCTGATGGAGGCGTTGTCGTTTGGGTCGTGGGAGATGCCACTATCAATGGCAGCGAGACAGGCACATCGTTCAAGCAGGCGTTGCACGCAATGGAGTGCGGCTTCAGTCTGCACGATACGATGATTTGGCGAAAGCCTAATTTCGCCAACCCAGCGTCCACGCGGTATCATCAGGTCTTTGAGTATATGTTCATCTGGTCGAAAGGTAAGCCCAAGAGTTTTAATGGTATCAAGGACAGGCAGAATAAATACGCGGGGCATATTGGTAGCTACGGAGTAAACACAGTGACGCAGGCGGACGGATCAAAACTGACGCGAAGCAAGAAGATTAACACAGACTTCGGAATGCGCCACAACGTCTGGGATACCAAGACGGCTGGCCAGACAGGGGAGGCGAAGAGGCACGGCCACCCAGCCATGTTTCCAGAGGACTTGGCGCGAGACCACATTCTCTCGTGGTCAACCGAAGGCGACACAGTGCTCGACCCGTTTCTGGGCAGCGGCACAACGGGTGTAGCGGCTAAGGGCCTTGGCCGCTCATTCATTGGCATTGAGATGGATGAGACGTATTTCAAGATAGCGAAGGAGCGGATTGATGCAGTCGAAGCGTAACTCCGCCTTTGAGGCAGTCACGAATGTAGCTATCGGCTACCTTGTGAGCGTGCTGGCGAACGTGCTGATCCTACCTCTGTTTGGCTACAACGTGACCATTGGTGACAGCTTCGCTATCGGTCTAGCCTTCACGCTGGTAAGCTTGGTGCGCTCGTATTTGCTGCGGAGGGCTTTTAATTGGATGGAGCGCTAACTCGCGGCGAGAGGGTCTGCAAATTTATTGAGGCATTTTGCCCAGTGCCAGAAGGCAAGCTTGTTGGCAAGCCAATCAAGCTGATGGCTTTCCAGCGCAAATTTATCTTGGATGTATTTGACAACCCGAAAGGCACAAGTCGGGCCTATCTGTCTGTTGGCCGCAAGAACGGCAAGTCGGCATTGATTGCTGCAATCTTGCTGGCTCACATCGTCGGCCCAGAAGCGAGGCTTAACAGCCAGATCATCAGTGGGGCCAGAAGCCGAGAGCAAGCCTCACTTGTCTTCAAGCTCGCTGAAAAGATGGTTCGCCTGTCGCCCCGCCTGTCTCAACTCATCAAGATTGTGCCTTCGCAGAAGTCTCTGGTCGGCCTGCCGATGAATGTCGAGTATCGGGCAATCAGCGCCGAGGCTGGCACGGCGCACGGCCTATCTCCCGTCTTGGCCATCTTGGATGAGGTCGGGCAGGTGCGTGGACCAACTGACAGCTTTATTGAGGCCATTGAGACGGCCCAAGGCGCGCATGACGATCCGCTCTTGATTGCTATCAGCACGCAGGCTGCGACTGACGGTGATCTATTCAGCATATGGCTTGATGACGCTGCAAACGCCAAAGACAAGCGCATCGTGAGCCACGTTTACACCGCGCCAGAGGACTGCGAGGTTATGGATAAGGCTGCTTGGAAAGCGGCAAACCCTGCGCTTGGAGAGTTTCGTGGCCTAAAGGACTTGGAAGACTTCGCAAAGCAGGCCGCACGGCTTCCAGCGAAGGAAAACAGCTTCAGATGGCTTTTCCTGAACCAGCGCATCGAGGCGACAAGCCCATTCCTGACGCGCGGCGAGTGGGAAGCAAACAAGGGTGCGCCAGAGGTTGTCGGCGGCATGACATGCTTTGCGGCGCTCGATTTGTCATCCAGCCGAGATTTGACCGCGTTTGTGATGGTTTTCCCTGATGGCGACCGCTATCACGTTGTGCCGAAGTTCTTCATGCCCTCAGACGGCATCCGAGAGCGCGCCAAAGAAGACAAGGCTCCATATGACATCTGGGCCAAGCAAGGCTTTATCACGCTGATTGACGGGCCTGTGATTGTGCCTGCTGTCGTGGCGCAGCACGTTGCTGAGGCTGCCGAAGAGTTTGACTTGCAGTTAATGGCTTATGACCGCTGGCGGATCAATGACTTTACGCGTGAGTTAGACGCCATTGGCGTGCAGCTTCCCATGCAGCCCTTTGGGCAGGGCTTCAAAGATATGGCCCCTGCTGTTGATAAGCTTGAGCGGCTCGTGGTGGATCACAAGCTCTTGCACGGGGACAATCCTGTTCTCAACATGTGCGCGGCAAATGCGATTGCGGAGCGTGACCCAGCGGGCAACCGCAAGCTGAACAAGGCCAAATCCATTGGCAGAATTGACGGCTTGGTGGCTCTGGCAATGGCACTTGGGGCCGAAGCTATGGGCGAAGGTCTGGTTGCATCATCACCGTGGGACGACCCCACCTTTACGATTGCTTGATATTGTGTTAATTTGCCTGAAACATCGAGGACGCTCGTAATGGCATTATTTGACCGCTTCCGCAAAACGGAAAGTCGCAATCTGGAAAACCCCAACGCACCTGTCTCGGCGGAAGACTTCTTGCAAGTGATGGGCTGGGGTGAGATGTCGGCTTCTGCTGGCGTTACGGTCAATACCGATACGGCCCTTGGCGTCCCTGCTGTCTGGGCTGCTGTCAACTTCCTGAGCGGCACGCTTGCTGGCCTTCCGCTTCACGTTTACCGCAAGACCCCCAAGGGACGTAAGCGCTCATCTGGACCACTTGAAAGCATCCTGCATGACGCTGCAAACGATGGCATGTCCTCTTTTGAGTGGCGTAAATACATGTTTGATCAGGTTTTCACTGGTGGCCGCTGCGTGACTTACATCGAGCGCTCTGGCAATGGCGCTGTGAAGAACCTGTGGCCGCTTGACCCGAAATATACCCGTGTCGAGCATCGGACTGAAGGTAAACGTCAGAAAAAGGTCTATCTCTGCAAAGGTGTGACCTACGAGGCCAACGAGGTCATCGACATTCCCTTCATGCTCAAGTCAAACGGCTTGGATGTGCGTGGCCCAATCGCCACAAACCGTGACGCAATCGGCATGGCAATCGCAGCCAGCCGATACGGAGCCAAAGCCTTCCAGAGCGGAGGCATTCCTCCCGTTGTGCTGCAAGGCCCATTCCAGAGCGGCGCTGCTGCTGCACGGGCTTCCGATGACGTAGCCAAGACCACTGCCAAGCTGGCTCGTGAAGGTCGGCCTGTGATGGCCCTCCCAATGGGCCATGAAATGAAGCAGATCGGTTTCAACCCTGAGCAAATGCAGCTTATCGAGTTGCAGCGCTTCAGCATTGAGCAGATCGCCCGTATATACAGCTTGCCGCCTGTTTTCCTGCAAGACCTGACGCACGGCACGTTCAGCAACACAGAGCAGCAAGATTTGCACTTTGTGAAGCACACGCTCAAGCGCTGGATCGAGCAAGTTGAGCAAGAGATGAATTTGAAGCTCTTCCCGCGTGGCTCCAAGCAATACATCGAGTTCAATGTTGATGGCCTTCTGCGTGGTGACTTCAAGACACGAATGGACGCGCACGCGACAACAATTCAGAACGCAATCAGAACGCCAAACGAGGTTCGCACGATTGAAAACATGGAGCCGCTTGAGGGCGGTGACAGCTTGATGGTGCAGGGTGCAACTGTGCCGATTGGAATGCAGGGGCAAAATGTGTTACCATCCGACGAAACTAATGGAGGCCAAGATGGCTGAACGTGAAATTCGCGCAATGGCGCAGCCTCTCGAAATTCGTGAGGATGAAGACAAGGCAATCCGCGTTTCGGGTTACGCCGCTATTTTTGGTGAAGAAACAAACATCGCAGGCATGTTTACCGAGGTGATTGAGCGCGGCGCATTTGCCAGCGCTCTTGAGCGTCAGGATGACGTTGTTTTCCTGATTAACCACGATGGCTTGCCGCTTGCTCGCACGCGGTCTGGCACTCTCAAGCTCACTGAAGACGAGCGCGGCCTGTATATCGAGACAGAGCTTGACGGCTCTGATCCAGACGTTCGCAGCATTGTTCCCAAAATGAAGCGCGGCGATTTGGACAAGATGTCTTTCGCCTTTGTGCCGACCCGCCAAGAATGGGATGACACAGGCGACATGCCGAAGCGTAAAATTCAAGACTTGCAGCTTTACGATGTGGCCATTGTGACAACGCCCGCTTATGCAGGCACTGAAATCGGCCTTCGCTCACTTGAAGAGCACCGAGCGCAAGAGAACAAGACACAAGCAGCGCGCCGACTTCGCATGAAGGGCAAGCTGTAACGGATAACGGCGGTTCCCGCTGTTTTGCCCTTTCATTCCCCCGCCCTTGGGCAAGGCATTTTACAAGGAGGCCAGCATGGCTGATCTTAAAACACTGCGGGAGCAAATGGCAAATATTGCCACCGAGGCCCGTTCCAAACTGAACGAAGTTACAGACGCAACTCCAGAAGCTCGCGCTGCTGAGATCGAGCGTGAATTTGACGCCATGATGGCCGATCACGACAAACTTGGCGCAAAGGCCGAGCGTCTCCAGAAAGTTGAAGCTGCACTTCGCGCTGGCGAAGCTGTTGACCTTGACCGCCGCCCTACATTTGAAGACCGTTCTGCCCCTGCGGTAGACGAAGGCTTCAAAATGGACTACCGCGCTGCATTCGCTGAAATGATTGCTTCAGGTGGTGACGCTTACGTTGACGCCGAAGTTCGTAACGTGCTCCGCGAGCACCGCGCTCAAGTCGGTTCAACTGACTCGGCTGGTGGCTACACAGTTCCAACAGAGCTTGCGACATTCATTGAAAAATCAATGATTGCAACAGGCCCGATGTATGGCAACGAGCTCTTCACAGTGATCAACTCAGCCGATGGCCGTCCATTCAACATCCCAACTGTTGATGACACAGCCGTTACTGCTGTTGCGCACACAGAAGGCACACAGCCTACTGACGATGGTGGCAAAGACGCTACAGTCGGCCAGAAGTCGGTTGGCGCGTTCTCATTCGACTCAGAGTGGATTCGCTGGTCTGCCGAGCTTAACGCTGACAGCATCCTCAACATGGAAAGCCTGCTTGGCGAGCTTATCGGTGAGCGTCTTGGTCGTATCGCCAACAGCAAACTGACAACTGGTTCAGGTTCTTCTGACGTTGAAGGCATTGTGACAAACTCTGCCGAAGGCAAAGAAGCGGCTGCAACTGCGGCTGTCACGGCAGACGAAATCATTGACTTGATCCACTCTGTTGACCCTGCCTACCGCAACTCACCTGCAACTGCTATTATGATGAATGACAGCACGCTTGCTGCGGTTCGCAAGTTGAAAGACGGCAACGGCAACTACCTCTGGCAGATGGGAAACTATCAAGCTGGCATTCCACAAAACCTGCTCGGCTACAACGTAGTTGTAAACCAAGCGATGGACAGCCTTGCTGCCGCCAAGAAGGTCATGCTCTTCGGTGACATGTCAAAGTTCTACGTCCGCAAAGTAGGAGCGCCAAGCATCTACGTTGCACGCGAGCGCTTTGCTCCTGACTTCGGCATCTTGGGCTACATCCGCTTTGACGGTGTTCTCTCCAACACAGCCGCTGTTAAGCACCTGATCACGGCTGCTACATAACTATCAGAGAGGGGCTTCACGGCCCCTCTCACCACATTCTGGAGGGCATGAAATGCCAAAGGTTAAACTTCTGACATCAATGGCTGGTATCGACTTCTCCCACAATCAGGGCGATATTATCGACTGCAACGAGGCTGAAGCTGTGCGCTACATCGGCGCGGGTATTGCTGAGGCAGTTGAGCCTGTAAACGTTGAGAAGGCCGTCAAAAAGATCGCCACTCGCAAAGCAGTTAAGGACTGATTGCAATGTCATTGCCCGACCACCTAAAGACGCAAATCGTCACCGCTCCTGCGGCGACACCGATCACCTTGTCAGAGGTGAAGGCGCAGCTTCGTGTCGAGCACACTGACGATGATGACCTGTTGACGCGCCTTATCTCTGTTGCAGTGGCATTCACTGACGCAAAGGGCGCGCTCGGGAAGGCAATGATTACTCAGACTTGGGCTGACTGGATGGGGCCAAATCCAAGCCAGTCAGTCACGCTTCGCCTTGGCCCTGTTCAAAGCGTCACGGCTGTGAAGTATTACGATGAAGACGGGACTTTGCAGACAGACACGCTGGCAAACTACAACGTGTTTGGCGTGCCTGAGCAAACAAAGGTTGAGCCGAAGTCTGGCTTTAATTGGCCCGTCACGCAAAGCCGTGATGACGCCATCAAGATTGAATATGTTGTTGGCTACGGTGACGCCACATCGGACATCCCTGACACCCTGCGTCATGCTCTGATGCTTCTTATCGGCCACTGGTATGACAACCGAGAGCAGACGCAAATGGATGAGCTTGCTGACATTCCGTTTGGCTTCATGGAACTGATCAACATCCACAAAGAGAGTTGGTATGGTTAAGGCTGGCCTACTTAGAGAACGTGTCACGTTTCAGCGCCTCACCGAAGGCGCTGTTGACGATTATGGCAACGTCTATAGTGGCTGGGACGACTTGGCCATCAGATCGGCTGATTTGCGGGAGCAGAAGGGCCGCGAGCGAATTACTGGCGGCGCTTTGCAGGATGCAGCGCTTGCAACGATGCGAGTTCGCTCTGACAGCATCACATCTGCAATCACTTCGGCGGATCGGGTGGTAGCGAGGGGCATCACTTGGGCCATAAAGGATGTGATGCAAGTTGACGCCAAGGACACCATGATTGAGTTCGTTCTGGAAAAGGGCGTTGCGGCATGAAGGTGACAGGCCACAAAAAGCTTATGCGCCAACTAGGCGATCTGCCCAAAGAAACGCACAAGGCGCTTGAGAAGTCTGTCTCTCGCACCGTGAATTTGGGCGTTCGGAAGGCCAAGGCTATTGTGCCAGTGGACAGGGGGGAACTCAAAGAGGGCATTAACGGTCACATGCACCAGAAGGACGGCCAGATTTACGGCTTCGTCAACTTTACCGATGGCACGAAAGAAGACGCCATCAAGGTCGGCGCTGTGAACTATGGGCGCAAGAATGCTCGCTCTTCTGCGGGAACTCGACTTCAGGCAACGGCCTCAACAGGCCAGACATCTGGCTATCAGTTTATTGAGACAGTCAAGCTTATGATTGGCGACCGCCATCGCAGAGCAGTGACCCGCAATATCAACAAGGCGATCAAGGATGCGATGAATGGCTGATGGTTACGCACTCGCTACGCAAAAAGGCATTCTGGCCGCGCTGAAAGCCGCGAGCGGGGTGACTGGTCTTGTGTCAACGCGCATTTATGACGAGCCGCCACAGGACGTTGTTTTCCCTTATTTGCGCTTCAACACAATTCAGCCAAACGCTTTTGACACCGACACGGCAGAAGGCTCTCTGGTTGACATCAGCTTGGAGGCTCATTCTCGCAGCGCCTCTGGTCGGGTTGAGGCCACACAGATAGTGGAAGCCGTTCAGGCGGCTCTGCACAGGCAGGAAACGTCAGTCACGATTGCTGGCTATACTCTGGTCGAATTGATTTTTGACGCAATTTCTGTCACAAGAGATAATGATGGGCGGGGCTATACCGCTGTCATTTCCTTTCAAGCGATGCTTGATACCGCCTAAATTCCGCGCTCTGGGCAAGCGCTCTTAAAGGAGGCCAATCATGGCTAAACAACTTGGACGCGCCATGGTGATTAAGATCGGCGATGGCGAAGCATCTGAAGCATTCTCAAACCTGTGCGGGCTAAACTCAAAGTCTCTCACAATCAACAACTCGTCTATTGATGTGACGACACCAGACTGCGCGGCTCCAGAAGGCGCGCTCTGGACGCAAACTCTTGCAGGCGTGAAGAACGTGGCGGTGTCTGGCGATGGCTTCTTTGAAGACAGCACGGCAGAGGCTCGCGCGAATTCAGTTGCGGTTTCTGCTGACAACTCGGTCAACATGCAGATCGTCGTGCCTGACTTCGGCACATACGCTGGCGCATTCCGCATTTCATCGCTTGAGTTTGGCGGCGAGACAGAAGGCGGCGTCACATACTCGCTTTCGCTTGAAAGCAATGGCGCTGTTACGTTCACGGCGGCATAAATGAGCATCACGGCTGAAGCGCCGCGTGGGGGTGTTGTCGAGTATATCGGCGACACCTCATACACGTTCCTGCTGCGCAATCGAGAGATTGAGCGCTTTGAGGATAAGCACCGAGGCATCTTTGAGCTTTGGGATGGTTTCTTTGGGCGTGGCGTAAAGCCGAAAAGCTCAGAGGTCCGTGACCTTCTTGCGCTGGCGCTTGTCGGTGGCGGCATGAAAGACCACGATGCTGATGCTGTTCTGTCTGATTGCACACCCGCTGACTTGATGCGCTTGTTTCAAATTGGGCAGGCTGTTGTGGGCGTTGCATTCATGCCTGACGCTATGGAAGAGGCTGATATAAAAAAAAAGACAGTGAGCCAGCCCCAAAGCGACTGAATGTTAGGGGCATGATTGCCAACGGGATCGTCATAAGCTTACGTCCTGAAGAAATCCGTGATATGATCCCGAAGGACGCTTGGCTTGTGTTTGGTGGGTGGAATGATGCACACTCCCCTAAGAAGGCAGGATCGGACGCCATGTCGGCGGAACAATATCGCAAGCTTGTGGAGCGAGTAGATGGCAATTAGCGCGGAAAAACTAAACATCATTCTTGCCGCTCGTGACAAAGAGTTCACAAAGGCGATGGAGCGCAGTCAACGCCGCGTTGAGATGTTTGCCAAGAAATCGCAAGGCGGTCTGTCCAAGACATCCAAATCATTTGATGACTTGGCTGGCATTGCAAAAAAGCTAGCTCCTGCTCTGGCCGCTGCGTTCAGCGTGAAGGCATTCGATAACGCCCTGAAGGGTGCTGTTGAGATTGACAACCTGTCGAAGATTGCAGGCGTGGCGTCTGATCGCTTTCAGGTTCTGGCCCTGACATCCTCGCAGTTTGGAATTAGCCAAGAAAAGCTTTCTGACATCTTGAAAGATGTGAATGACAAGTTCGGCGACTACATGCAGACGGGCGCTGGCCCTCTAGCTGACTTCTTTGAAAACATCGCGCCGAAGGTTGGCCTTACTGCGTCTGCCTTTGAAAGCTTGTCATCTGACGCAAAGCTCGGTGCTTATGTCAACGCGCTGCAAGAGGCAAACGTCTCTCAGGCTGACATGACGTTTTACATGGAGGCAATCGCCAGCGACAGCACGGCCCTCGTGCGTGCGTTTGAGAACAACTCTGCGGCGATTAAAGAAATGGAGCAAAAAGCCGCTCAGCTTGGCCTTGTTATAGACAGAGAGACAATCGAGAAGTCAAAGGAGGCGAAGCAAGAGCTAGACCTTATGGCCAAAGTCATGGACGTTCAGGTGACGCAGGCGCTTCTCGCTATCGCTCCCTTGGCCGTGCAAGCTGCTGGGGCGATTGCCACAATCACTTCTGAAATCTCATCGTTCTTGACTATGGGACAGCGCCTTGCTGCGCTTTCTCAGGTTGAGCTTCTTGATGCGGATGGCCTGCGGGACTTGGCCAACGAATACTCGGGCCTTGGAAAAGAGCTTTCAAAGGTAGGGCAAGCACAGGCCGCTTATAACGAAAACGTGCAGAGATACGGCGCAAACTCAGATCAAGCTCTTACATTTGCGCGGGACTTGGCAAAAGCCGAGTCGGAACTGGCCAATGCTATTGCCAGAAAGCAAGCTCAAGCAGCCGCCGAAGAATCGGCAACAAGCGGTGTCAATAATCTGCGCAGTGAAGTTGAGGCGATGAAAGAGAAAGCCCGCCTTCAATCTATGACTGCTCAGGCTGCTGAGCGCGAGCGTATTGAGAGACAACGCCTTGCGTATGAAAATTCAATTCTGAATGACCTTTACGCGTCTGGCAAAGATGTGACCGTTGAGCAATTTGACGCTGTTTTCGAGCTTGGCAAGGCGTGGGAAGAGGCTGCAATCAATGCCAGCAAAATTCTCAACCCTATTGAGAAGGCAAAGACGGCGACAAAGGCGGTAAAAGAAGAGACGCTTAGCGCCGCAGAGCAGTATGACCTTTTGATGCAAAAGATGCTAGACGCATCCCCAGCGCTTCAATCCCTAGGCTTTGACGCTGACAAACTGGGTAGCGTCATGCAGACCGTTGAGGGCAGCATGGAGAGTGCCTTCATGTCTATGATTGACGGCACGGCATCCGCAAAGGACGCATTCAGGTCTATGGCTGCTGAGATTATCAAAGAGCTTTATCGGGTGCTTGTTGTGCAGCAGATTGTCGGGGCCATCTCTGGAGCAATCACAGGCGGCAGTAGCCTTGCGCCAAGCACGAGCTTGCGTCCACAGCTTCGCCCTGCGGCCTCTGGTCGGTCTGTTTCGGCCGGTGACGCATATATGACTGGCGAGCACGGGCGGGAGCTTTTCGTCCCCAAGGTCGATGGTCGCGTCCTCAGCGCCGCACAAACAAACAACATGCAGCGCGGCGGTGGTGATGGAGGCGTGACTGTCATTCAAAACAATACATTCGGCAATGGCGTAAACCGTGCTGAGATCAACGCGATGCTGCCAAAAATTGTCGAGGCATCAAAAGCCGCTGTCATGGACGCCAAGCGCCAAGGCGGATCATATGGAAAGGCGTTCGGATAATGGCCCTCACCTACCCCCTCAGCGTCCCAAGCACGGGTCGCTTCATTCAATTTAGCCTGACTGCCCAGAACGCCGTGGCATACTCTCAAAGCCCGTTTACCTTTGCTGGGCAGGCGCACGCCTACTCAGGGCAGATGTGGCAGCTTGACGCCACGCTTAGGCCAATGAAGCGCTCCGAGGCGGAGCCTTGGATAGCCTTTCTGACATCTCTGCGAGGGCAGGTCGGGACTTTTCTTATTGGCGACTCACTGGGGTGCAGGTCGCGCGGCTTGGCGTCTACCTTTTTGGGAACGCCTATCATCACAGATCAGAGCGGCGGAACAATCAGCGTCACGGGTGCATCAGCAAGCAAGACAGGCTGGCTGCTGGCTGGCGATTACATCCAGATCGGCACTGGCTCCAGCGCAACGCTGCATAAGGTTTTGCAGGATGCCAGCACAGACGCGGGCGGGAATGTGACCTTGGAGATTTGGCCGCACATTCGAGGCACACGCAGTGGCGCTATTGCAGCAAGCGATACGGTTGGAAACTTCCGACTTTCTGGTAACTCAATCACGCGACCATCGGATAGCCAAGGTATTTACAGCATCAGCTTCAGTGCGATGGAGGCGATATGACCCGCAGCACGCCAGTTTCACTCCTGACAGCACTTAGCCAGCCAGAGGTCTATCCTTTCTATGCCGTTGAGATGCTGTTTGACAGCGCCCCTGTGCGCTTCTGGACTGGCTACGGCGACCGCACGATTGGCGGCGAGGCTTACCTTGGAACTGGCAACCTGCTCAACATCAGCGGGCTTGAGGAGGTGAATGACCTTTCATCAAAGCGGATCACGTTGCAGCTTTCGGGCGTACCTGCCGATCTAATTTCACTCGCACTTCAAGAGCCGTATAAAAACAGACCCGCAAAGGTCTACTTCGGGACGACCGACACGACCACACCCATCGAGGTCTTCAGTGGCCGCATGGATGTGATGGACATTGAGGATGGCGGCGACACAAGCACAATTACGCTGACGGTTGAGAGCAAGCTTGTGCGGCTGGAAAAGGCATCCAACTGGCGTTATACCGAAGGCAGTCACCAATCTCGCCACAGCGGAGACACGTTCTTCTCGTTTGTGGCCGACTTGCAGGATAGGGATATTGTATGGGGCCGAGAGAACGCCTGAGCGCCTATCTGAAGGCCGTGAGCACTGCTCCCTTTACTTGGGGCAGCCATGACTGCCTGACGTTCACCAATGATGCTTACAGGGCCATGTATGGCACGGGCTGGGCGGATGACTGGCTGGGGCGCTACATGGATGGCAACAGGGTGCTGCGCCGCAAAGAGCTAAAGCAGGAGTTCGGCTATAACGACTTCAGCAGGGCTGTTGATGACAAGCTAAAGCGGATCGAACATGTGCCACCTTTAGGGGCGCTGGTAACGACAAAGAAGGCCCGCAAGTGGATAACAGGTGTGGCGATGGGTGTTTGCGCAGGCAGCAAGTGCGCTTTCTTGGACAAGGTGGGTGTGATATACCTGCCAATGGACGACATTGAATCAGCGTGGGTTAAGGCATGAAATACAGACTAGGTGACTTGACCGTAAAGCACTGGAACGACTGGGATCGGGTTCCGCGCGATCCAGTGTCTATATTTGCATTCGCCACCACCACTCTAGGACTTGGTACTGCTGGTGCGCTTCTGTTTACCGCAGTGGCCACAATCGGTATTTCTGTTGCGACATCTTGGGCAATTTCTGCCCTTATGCCTCAGCCTGACTTCTCTTCCTTCGGCTCACAGGGCACGCTGGTCAACGAGCGCAACGCCACTTCGCCTGCCGACTTCGTTTACGGTGAGGTCCGCAAGGGCGGCACTGTTGTGTTCTATGAGAGCACTGGCGAGGAAAACAAATACCTGCACCAAGTCATTGCGCTGGCTGGCCATGAGGTCAACGCCATTGGCGACATCTATATTAATGACGAAGTTGTCCCGTGGAACGCCTCAACTGGCTTTGTCACGACAGGCAGCTGGGAGGATGATGAGGGCAACCCAAAAATCCGCATTCGCAAGCATCTTGGGGATCAGACCACGGCTGATGCTGATTTGGCAAATGAGACTTCTGCCGGGTCAACCTTCGTCGGCAACGGAATTGCCTACCTCTATGTGCGCTATGAGTATGACCAAGACGTATTTGCCAACGGCCTGCCGCTGGTAACGGCTAAAATTCAAGGCAAGAAAGTTTACGATCCGCGCACTGACACTACGGCTTACAGCAACAACGCGGCGCTCTGTATGCGTGACTTTATTGCCAGCGAGTATGGCCTGAATGACAGCGCGATTGACGATGTGAGCTTTTCAGTCGCGGCCAACGAAAGCGATGAGAATGTCGCTTTGTCTGGCAGTGGGACGGAAAAGCGTTACGCGATCAACGGCATTGTCAAATCAAGCTCGCCCATTGGCAAAGTGCTTGGCGACATGTCAACAGCCTGCGCTGGCACGCTGTTCTGGGGTTCTGGCTACTGGAAACTCAAGGTTGGAGCGTATAGCTCGCCTGTCAAAACTCTGACACTTGATGACCTTCGTGGGCCAATCTCCATGAAGACGCGCACATCCATGCGTGACAGCTTTAACGGTGTCAGCGGCACATTCAACGATGCCGAACAGGACTTTATCACGGCTGACTACCCGCCGATCCAGAGCGACATATTCAAGGCCGAGGATGGCGGTGACGAGCTTATGCTTGACCTGCCCTTGCCCTTCACGACTTCGGCCTCTGCGGCGCAGCGCCTTGCCAAGCTGACGCTTTACCGCGCCCGTGAGCAGATCAGCATTTCTGCTGACTTTGGCCTGAATGCTTTTGACATCGAGGTCGGAGACATCATTGCATTTGATAACGAGCGCTATGGCTTTGACGGCAAAGAGTTTGAGGTCATGGGCTGGCGCTTTGAGTCAAATCAAGATGCGGGTGACCTTCGGGTAAACCTAGCCCTGCAAGAGACAAGCGCGGCGGCATTTGACTGGAACGCAGAAGAAACTGCAATCATTGCCAACAACACAACGCTGCCTGTCTACACGGCTGGCATGAGCATCTTGGGGTTGTCAGTCAATGAAGGCGGTCTGACACAAAGCGATGGCACGCGCATTTCAACAGCGATTGTGGACTGGTCGGACGTCACGAACGCCTACCTTGAGCGGTATGAGGTGCAGTGGAAGCCGACTGCGGACACATCATATAGTTCAACCTTCACATCCGAAAGCGCGATTGAGCTTTCACCAATTATTGATGGCGTGGAATACACATTCAGGGTTCGCGCTGTTTCAGCGAACGGTTATCGCGGCCCTTTTGCTTCCGTCACCTTTACTGGGGGCGGAGATGTTGTGCCTCCCGCTGTCCCGACAAACCTTTCGGCGGCGGGCGGATATAAATACATCACGGTATCGTTTGATACCCCGACTGATTATGACTTCAGCCAAGTCGAGGTTTACGAAAACACGACCAGCGACTTGGGTAGTGCATCAAGCATTGGCAAGACATCTGGCAACGAGTTTATCCGTGCGAACCTGTCAAACAACGCCACCCGCTTTTACTGGGTGCGCTCAGTTGATCTATCTGGCAACCCGTCAGCTTTTGTCGGGCCAGTCTCAGCCACAACCGCGTTGATCGAGGGCGCAGACCTTACTGCAAGTCTGCTTGAGACGATTGAGCAGGCAGGCGTTACACCTGTCAACTCACTGCCAGCATCGGGTGATTTTGAGGGGCAGATTGTATTCCTGCTGACAAACAACAGGTTGTATCGCTGGACAGGTTCGGCGTGGTCGAGTGAGCTTTATGCTGGAATTGAGAACGGCTCTGTAACTGAGACAAAGATCGCAAGCGGCAGTATCTCAACACCGAAGCTGCAAACCAATTCAGTAACGGCAAATCAAATTTCTGCTGGCGCTGTTGTTACCGACAAGATTGCGGCTAACGCGATTGTGGCCTCCAAGATTGCTGCGGGGCAGGTCACAGCAGATAAGCTAAATGTGTCTGAGTTGTCGGCTATTACGGCCAACCTTGGCACAATTCAAGTCGATACAGCCAACATAGCCAACGGTGCTATTACCAACGCCAAGATAGAAAACTTGGACGCAGTAAAAATAACGACTGGGGAGCTTGATGTTAGGCGAATTGTAAACGGTGACATCACAAACACTGTCAGTGCGATTACGTCTGGAACAACGGGCGCGTTATCTACTTCGTTCTCTGACATTCAAGAAGTCACGATGACGACACGAGGCGGTAAAATAGTTGTTATGTGTTCTTGCAACTTGAATACTTACCTGTATGCCGCATTTAGGATACTCAAGAACGGAGTGGAGGTGGCAACGATAGATGCGTGTGCTGGGTGGGCTGGCACGAGTGTTCTTTTGCCAAACACAGTTATGATACCCTATCAGGGGGTGGCCGATGGCTCATACGAAAGTCCTGCGACAACTGTGTTCAAATTTCAAGCCAAGAGAATCAGCGGTGCGTTCAGCACTTACAGTGGGATTCAATACGTTTCTCAACGGCAAATTGTGGCTACGGAGTATCGCAGATGACATCGTTTACGGAATATAATTCAGAAACGGGCTTAATCTCTCGCATCGTTGTTACGGATGAAGCTTTCACCCCGAAAGAAGGCTTTTCATTCATTGAGGGCGAGTACAGTGATGATAAGTTTATTGTGCGAGATAAGAAGCCAATCCCCCTTGAAAAGCAAGAAAAAGGTGTTGACCATTGGGTGCTGTTTAGGATTGAGCGAGATAGAAAATTATCCGCTTCCGACTGGACACAACTGCCTGACGCTCCAGTAGATCAGGCTGCATGGGCGGTATATCGCCAAGAGTTGCGAGACCTGCCCGCTAACACAGATGATCCCCTCAATATGGTATGGCCTAACCCCCCTACCCAAAGCCCATAAAAACCGCTATACTTCCGCAACCCACACGAGAGGCCGACAATGGCGACAATCACACATAAGCGCGGAGACACTTTCGAGCTGTCATGCACTCTTGAGAATGAGGGCAATGCCGTTGACATCACCAGCTTTACTATCACCTCGCAAGTGCGTGGTTCTGATGATGTGTTACTGCAAGCCCTGACAGTCACCAAAACGGACGCTGGTGCAGGCGCATTTAGTCTCTCGGCTACCGCCGCGCAAACTGAAACTTGGGGTATTCAGAAATACTCATGCGACATTGAGTTTATTGAGCTTGGAGGCGAGGTGAACTCATCTCAGACGTTTTTCATTGACGTCATCAAAGACATCACGAGGGACTGAGAATGGCGCTTTATACAGTTAGCATCAGCAACGCAGCGGCCCCTGATGTGGTATCATTGACGGACGGATCAACCTACGCCAAGCTTGAGGTGTCTGCTGGTCGTGGCCCGAAAGGTGACGGCTGGACTGGTGTGACTTACAGCACAGAGACTGGCAGGTTCACGTTCACATCGAATGATGGCATTGGCTACGTTTCAGATGACATCACGGTCGGCCTTGATGCCGCTGTGACCGATGCTGAGGCGGCGCAGGCTGCGGCTGAAGCTGCACAAGCTGCAACTGAGAGCATATTTGACCAGTTCGGCGATCAGTATCTTGGGCCGAAAGCATCTGATCCGACTGTTGACAATGATGGCGACCCGCTGACTGAGGGTGACATCTACTTCAACACAACAGATGATGTCCTGAAGTTCTATTCAGGCACAGCTTGGGTTTCTCCAGAAAGCGTTGCAACGACTGCCGCAACTGCCGCGCAGGCCGCACAGACGGCGGCTGAAACTGCTGAGGCGAATGCAGAGACAGCCGAGTCCAATGCGGCGACCAGTGAGGCTAATGCTGCTACGTCTGAGACAAATGCGGCTGCATCTGCATTAGCTGCGGCCACGAGCGAAACTAATGCGGCAACCAGTGAAGCTAACGCCGCTGCATCTGAGTCAACGGTCGCAGCCTCTGCCTCCGCTGCTGCTACCAGTGAAGCTAACGCCGCAGCGAGTGAGACTGCTGCCGCTGCGTCAGAGAGCGCTGCCGCTACATCTGAGACCAACGCTGCAAGCTCAGCTAGTTCTGCCAGCACCTCCGCAAGCAACGCCGCCACAAGCGAGAGCAATGCGGCCTCCAGTGCGTCTGCTGCCGCTACCAGTGAGACAAATGCAGCCACTAGCGAGGCGAACGCAGAGACAGCCGAGTCCAATGCGGCGACCAGTGAGGCCAACGCTGCTACGTCTGAGACTAACGCTGCAACGAGCGAGACCAATGCGGCTACTTCAGCATCAAACGCAGCCACAAGTGAAACCAATGCAGCCGCAAGTGCTGCTCTAGCAGAAGACGCAGCTATTGTGTTTGCCATTGCTCTCGGTTGATACTGACACAGAGCCACAGAAATAATACCGACCAAGGATAACATCATGCCCAACGTATTGACCAACTACACAACTGCCAGCGCTGGCACATCACCCGTCACAGTCTACACTGTCCCTGCTTCTACTACTGGCACGATTGTGGGATTGCAGGTGGCTAACACCTCAGCCTCACAGATTGCTGTAGATGTGCAGGTGGCTGGCGTCTACGTCATCAAGGGCGCACCCATTCCTGCTAACTCAGCCCTGTCTGTGCTAGATGGCAAGCTAGTGGTTAAGACGACTGAGACTGTAGTAGTCACATCGGATACAGCCACAAGTGCTGACGTTATCCTCTCGGTTCTGGAGCAATCATAATGGCTGGGTACTTAGGCACTAAGGCCGTACTCCTTAGCACTACTGCTGCTGACGTTGTTGGCAATGCAGAGATTGGTGGTAATCTGACTGTTGGTGGAAGTTTCACGAGCCAAGGCATCGACGACAATGCGTCTGCCACAGCTATGACGCTGGATGCTTCGGGCAACGTAGGCATTGG